TAAACATTCATGCTGATGCTGCTTCAATAGACACTGTCACAGGTAATTTGGTCGGTGATGTAACAGGAAATCTTTTAGCGACTACAACTCAGTCTAAGGGTATAGAACCTTCTATAAATTCAACATATAGTTTAGGTTCTAGCACTAAACAATGGGTAAATATCCATGCTGATGCTGCCTCAATTGACACTGTCACAGGTAATGTAGTTGGTAATCTTACAGGTAATCTTGTAGCATCTTCAACTCAGGCTAAGGGTATAATTCCTGATACAGATTCAACATATAGTTTAGGTACTTCTTCTGCAAGATGGGTAAACATCCATGCTGATGATATTACTCTAGAGTCGGGAGGAACCTTAACTGGTAATGTATCAGGAAATCTTACAGGAAATCTTGTAGCGACTACTACTCAAGCTAAGGGTATAGTTCCCGATGCAGATTCAACATATAGTTTAGGTACTTCTTCATTACAGTGGGTAGCAATTCATGCTGATACTGCAAATATTGATACTCTTACAGGTAATGTATCAGGAAATCTTACAGGAAATCTTGTAGCGACTACTACTCAATCTAAAATTTTAGTTCCTGATACGGATTCAGCATACAATTTAGGTACTACTTCATTAAAATGGAATCATATTCATGGTGATCAGGTCACTGCTACTACGCTTAATGGTAATGTAGTAGGAAATATTACTGGTAATCTTTTAGCGGGGACTACTCAATCCAAATCTATAATTCCTGATACAGATTCATTATACAATATAGGTTCTAGCACTAATAGGTACGCACATATTTACGGTGATGAAGCTACAATTACTGCTATTACAGGAACCTTAACTGGAACTGCAACTCAGGCAGTGAATCTTAATAATCATAATACTGATGCTCTAAATGAGGGATCAACAAATCTATACACCACTGCTACAAGAACTAGATCACACTTTACATATGGCACAGGTATTGAGCATGATGGTGCAGGTGGACTTGCTGTAACTCAGTCAGATATTAATACTGATAATTTAACAGAAGGATCTACACAAGTATTCTTTACAGATACAAGAGCAGATGCAAGAGTTGCTGCTGCAACTGGTTCAAACTTAGATCTAAGTCAGAAGTCTACTACAGACCTTTCAGAAGGAACTAATCTATATCATACAGAAGCAAGAGTACAAACAAAACTTGATCATGCGTTTGAGCAACTCAAAGCGATGTTGAATAATCTTGCAACTTCTACTACATTGAAACTAAATCTATCTGGTGATCCTACACCTGGTTCAGTTGTCACTCTTGGATCAATATCATCAAATGGTGTTGGTGGATACACAGCTGGCACTAACGTTGCCACAACAGCATCTGCATTAGGAACTGGATTGACAGTTGATACTACAGTAAATGCTGATGGTGCTATTACAGCAATTGCATTGAATCAAGCAGGAACTGATTATGTGATAGGAGAAACAATAACAATTCCTAACTCCAATCTTGGTGGTGTTGATACTCTTAACTTGGGTACATTATCTGGTGGTGTTGGTGGATTTTCAGCAGGAACTGGTGTTGCTACAACAAACTCTGGATCTGGTGATGATGCCCTAACAGTTAATACTACAGTCGATGGAAACGGAGCAATAACAAACGTTGTTATTAATGCTGCAGGAACAGGATATGTTGCAGGTGATACAATCACAATTACGAACCCTAACGCAGGTGGTGCAGCAACAGTTGACACACTTGTAGGTGGTACAGGATATGCAAACGGAACTGCCATTGCTACAACAACTGTTGGTTCTGGATCTGGTTTAACACTTGACTTAACAACTTCAAACGGAGTTGTCACAGGTGTAGCAATAAATGGTGCAGGATCTGGATACGCAGTTGATGATACTATTACAATCGTAAATGCTAATGCATCTGGTGTTAAGACACTTGGATCTATCGCTACTGCAGGAACAGGATACGCAACTGGAACTGCAATCGCAACAACCAATGATGGATCTGGTTCAAACTTTACCGTTGACATATCATCTGTAGATGCCTCTGGTGCGATTACAGCAGTAGCAATTAATGATGATGGATCTGGATATACAGCTTCAGATACTATTACAATCGTAAATGCTAACTCAGGTGGAGTTAAAACTCTAGGAACTATTGCCACAGGAGGAACAGGATATGCAGCAGGATCTGCAATTGCTACCACATCATCTGGATCTGGTACTTCATTAACTGTAGACTTAACTGTAGATAATGGAGTTGTGACAGGAGTTACAATTAATGACGATGGATCTGGATATGCAGCATCCGAAGTTATAACTATTGTTAACGCTAATGCATCTGGTATTAAAACTGTAGGAAACTTTGGTGCAACTGATTCATCAAGAACACCTGGCACTTATACTATAGGAACATCTGATTATATTACTCAGGCATCAGGTGCTAATGCAACATTCACCGTTGTGATTGGAGTCGGTGGTACTGTTGATTCCATTACTGTCACAGATGATGGATCTGGTTTCATTGTTAATGAGACAATCACAATTGCTGATGCTCAACTTGGTGGTGGCGGTGGTGCTGCTCTTACATTCGATGCAACAGCAATTCATGGTAATGGATGCACAATCCCAGTATCTGCCATACACGGAAATGGATGTACAATCCCAGTATCAGAGATTCACGGAAATGGAGCTACAATTGACATTGCTACAATCTTTACTAACGCAACTGTTAACGTTGCAACTGTATTCACTAATGCTACCTTCAGTCTATCCGACATCACAACTATGGAGATTGGAGCAACACTGACTGGAACAACTTCCAACAGTTCGGGAGTTATTACAGCCATGGATTCCTCATCAGTCACAGTTGATAATGTATCTGGATTCTTCAAGAAAGGAGAAACAGTTGGTGCTAATGATGTAACTAACTTAACTATCAGTTCATTCGGTTAATAAACTATGTCTGCTACAAGACCTGCAAGTAAAACAGAATTAAAAGACTATGCTCTTCGTAGATTAGGATTTCCTACGATAGATATTAACGTTGCGACTGAGCAACTGGATGATTTGGTAGAAGAAGCAATAGATTACTATCAAGAATACCATTACAATGGTAGTTTTCAAACCTTTATGAGAATAGAGGTGACTGAAGCTATCAAGACTCAGGCAAAAGGATTCACTCAAGAAGGATCAACTCCTTGGTATGGACAAGATAATTATGTTTCTACACCACCTGGTACTTTAGGTATCAATCATGTATATACAAACATAGGTGCATCAAGTATAGTACCTGGTAATATTTTCAATATTAAATATCAAATATTCTTAAATGATATCTACTCCATGACACATGGACAGATATTACATTACTTCCTAACATCTCAATACTTAGAGACTCTTGACTTCGTGACTAACTCTCAAGCAAATAGAAGAGTTAAATGGAATGAGCATTCAAACAGACTTTACTTAGACTTCGACTGGGATGATCTTACAGTCGGGGACTATATAATGGTAGACATGACTATGCGTCAAGATCCTACAACCTTTACTGACATGTTCAATGACAACTGGTTAAAGGATTATGTTGAGGCACTATTCCAACAGCAGTGGGGTAGGAACCTCAGTAAGTATGATGGTATTCAAATGTTAGGTGGGGTAACTCTTAATGGTCGTCAAATCCTTGAAGACGCAAGTAAATTCAAGGAGGATCTTGAAAAAGACATCCGTGATCGTTATGAAATACCACCACTAGATCTAATAGGATAACATGGCAATTCAGAACACACCAGCTCAGGATTACGTTCAGTCAGATTATTCTAATGCAGGACGTTTAAAAGCGAACGCATCCTCACAAGAACAAAAATTTATTGAAAATCTAGTAGTAGAAAGCATCGAGATTTATGGGCAAGACATTTACTATGTTCCGAGAACGATTGTCAACAAAGATTCAGTCTTTGAAGAAGACTCGGATGGAAAATTTGAAAGTGCGAAAGCAATTAGAGCATATGTCAATAATGTTGAAGGATGGGAAGGACAAGGTGAGCTACTTAGTAAATTTGGAATCCGTATTGAAGACAAGACAACTTTTATATTCTCCCGTGAGAAATTTAAAGAGCATGTGGACGACAGTGTCACGCTTAACGTCGAAGGGAGACCAAACGAAGGGGACTTAATTTGGTTCCCAATAACCAAACATTTATTTGAAATCAAATTTGTAGAAGTAGAAAGACCATTCTATCAGTTAGGTAGAAATTATGTTTGGGAATGTCAATGTGAACTATTCGAGTACAGCGACGAGGAGATCAACACAGGTATCACAGAACTCGATGCAATCGAGACTGCATTTGCAAATGCTATTACAGTTGGTCTTGTAGCAGGTGGTACTGGCACCTTTACAGCAGGTGAAATTGTTACTGGTGGTACATCTAATGTCACTGCTGAAGTCAAATCTTTTGACTCTGCTACCAGAACACTTATTGTTATCAATAGATCTGGAACATTCTCTGTACCAGAAACATTGACAGGTGGTAGTTCAAGTGCCTCTTGGACAACTGCTACATATAATACGATCGATAATCAGAATCTTGAGTACGATCAAAACAATGATTTTGAAACTCTTGATAATGATATAATAGACTTTACCGAAGCAAACCCATTTGGTTCAGTTGGATCTACTACTGACAACACAATCTAATGCTAGGAACTTATTCATACAACGAAATATTTCGTAAAACAATTGTATCTTTCGGAACTCTGTTTAATAATATAGAGATACGAAGGAATGATGAGGTCATGAAAGTGCCTCTTGCTTATGGTCCTAAACAAAAATTTTTAGCACGTTTAGACCAGAATCCTGACCCTACAAATAAAAGAGTACAAATTACTCTTCCTAGATTATCGTTTGAGATATCTGGTATTGAATATGATTCTTCAAGGAAAGTTTCACCTACACAGAAAATTAAATTTAAGAAAGACGCAGACGAAAATAAAAATACTTTCATGCCTGTACCCTATAACATAGGTTTTGAACTAGCAATTATATCAAAGAATCAGGAAGATGGGTTACAGATTATAGAACAGATATTACCTATATTCCAACCTCATTATAATCTATCAGTAAAACTTTTAACTACTGTTGGAGAGACTAAAGACGTACCTGTAGTTTTACAAAATATAGATTATGAAGATGACTATGAAGGAGACTTTGCAACTCGTAGAGCAATCATATACACACTACAATTTACTGCTAAGACATATCTCTATGGTCCTATGACAGATGCAAAAGTTGTCAGGAAAACACAGGTCGATTACTATTCAAGTGTCGATACTACATCTGCACCAAGACAGAAGAGATATACAGTACAACCAGAATCTACCATTGATAGAGATGGTACAGTAGCAACAACTCTTTCTGCTACTATCAGTAAGACTGCTACTGGATTTGCAGTAGCAAATGCCTCTGGTATTAATCAATATGATAACATATACATTGGTGCTGAACTTATGAGAGTTATCAAAAAAGTTGGTAATAATCTAAGTGTTATTAGGGGATATGAGAAGTCAGTTCCTACAGTACATAGTGTAGGATCAAACGTATTCATCGTCAATGACGCTGATGATGCTCTACTAGAATCTGATGATGACTTTGGATTCGGTGAGATATACTCTGAGTTTACTGACATGAAGAAATTCAACCCTGTAAGTGGACAGGATGAGAACATCTAATGGAATTTTCTGGACTAGATAAAGCATTTGGAGAAGAACCGAAAGGTGATTTGAAGAAGCATGTTGATAAGGTTAAACCTCTTCTTAAAAAGAGTCAGACTGATGATGTAAAGCATGACTATGAGACTGCACGTGCTCATATGCATAATCTAGTATCCAAAGGACAAGAAGCAGTAGATGGCATTCTAGAGGTTGCACAGAGCAGTGATCACCCTAGAGCATATGAAGTTGCTGCTTTAATGATTAAAAACGTTGCAGATACTACTGAGAAACTTATAGATTTACAACGAAAGATGAAAGAATTGGATGCAGAAGATAAGAAAGTGACTAACAATACTACTAATGCACTCTTTGTAGGAAGCACGACTGATTTACAGAAGATGCTAAAAAATATAAATAAAGATACAGAAGACAAGACAACCGACAAGAAATGACAGTTCTTAACGTAC